TGGGAATAGATGCTACCAATTGGTTAAAGAAAAAACTTGAAGATACTATTGCAGGAGATGGAGATGAACTCACTGTTAGAACTGAACTTGTGGGTGGGACTGGGAAGTATGGTAGGCTTCTTGGTTGGCTCTATATTAACGAGGATACTGTTTCATTGAATGAGCAGATGATTACCGAAGGGTATGCTCATGCATATGATGGTGGAACCAAGGATATGAACCTTGAGAAACTACGTGAGATTCGTAGATCATTTGGTACTCTTGTAGAGTAATGGACATACAAAAAGTTACATCAGGAGTAACAGCAGCAGCAGTTGTAGGAACAGGTGCTTTTGTTGGTGGCAACCATGTTGTTGATCAAAAGACTGGTGGTCCTCAGAAAAGAGAGGATGCTCAGATAGAAAGGATCAGACAAGTTGTAAGAGAAGAAATCTATATACAATTAGTTAATAACTGGCCTAAGAGTTCTGGACCTGTTAAGGGTCTTAAAGATCCTAAGCAGGATTATAGAAATAACGTACCAAAGAGGTGAAATGACTAAAGAAATTACAATTAATGCCCCTGAAGGTGCTAGGATTGAAGGGTTACAAATTGAGCAGATTATATCTCAACCAGCAGATCTAGAAGTAGGTCCAGTTAAGGTTGGTGATGCGTCTGTATTAACTTGGACTAATGCTGGTATCGTAGTGGTACTTATTGCTGCTGTTGTTATCGGTAAGAAACTTATTTTAAAATGACTGATATTACTAACAAAGACTCAGAGCAAGATGTAAAGATTGCTGTCCTTGATAGTACTCTTGATAATGCTTGTCGTCGTATGGAGTTGATCCATAAGAGAATTGATAGAACAGACGAGAGAGTAACTAAATTAAATGAAGATGTAAGAGAGAGGATAAGAGCACTAGAGAAATGGGTATGGGGTGCAGGTGCTGTACTTACTGCCTTTATTGTTATAGGTGGTATTGTAGGTGAATTAAATCTTATTCCAGATAGTGAGGTGATAGAAAATGCATCCTAAAGGTTACACCAAAGAAGATATTAAAAGGATCTTAGGAACTTCTTGGCCTACTATGCCTGAAGACCATGAGACTGGTAATCAGTTAAGAAGAAGAAAGGGACAAGAGATGAGAGCAGGGTTGAGACCTTATCCTACATACCCTGCAAAGAAGGTAGGTCCAAACTTTGATGAGAATGGTAAATACATATATCCAGAAGGATCGGGATTTAATTGGATGGAGAAAATAGATCCTAATTCTCCTTGGAATTGCACAGGTGGTAAAGTATCGTGAGTGGGATACGTAACATACGTCGTGTTACGACTTACGATGCTTCTATACCTTACGCTAATAATATACAAGTAACTGGTGCAGATCCAGTATATCCAGTAAATGTAAATGGTATACCAGTAACTAATACTAATTTAATACAAGTAGATGGTGCTGATAATATACAAGTATATGGTAATGAGGTACAATTTGTGAATAATATTGAATCGATAGATACAAATATAGCACCTATTAGTGTAAATGAAATTGCTGATGCTAGAATCTGGATGGCAGAACCTCCACAAGCAATACCTCCAACTGTTCCTGTTACTGTTCTTGCTGGTACTCCTATAGTTAATATGCCTGGTTGTGTAAAGGTACATAAGGAGAATGTAAAGCAGAGATCAAGAAATAAGATGTTGGTTGATGATGACCCTAAAGGCAATACAGTATTGTGTGATGCTGGTGCTCCTTATTACGATCCAGCAGATTATGATTCTAGAGAATTAATGTGGCAAAGTTTAAATTCAGATTCGGAAGAAGCACCTGAAGGTATTGATACTGGAGATCCACCTACACCTGATTTACCAGATCCTCCATCACCACCTGAAACACCAGGTCAAACTGCTGGAAAGGTAGAGTGTCCTCCACCTAATGCAAGAAGAATAGGTGATTTGAATCAGGCAGGTACAGAAAAAGTAACGGGATATAAATTAACTCCTGATGGAAAGATATGTGAAACACAATGGGAGGTATTATCCTTTACAGAACAATACCTCCCATCGGTTCCTATTGTATCTACGACTGCTACTATTGCTGTGGTTGCGACAAGCTCCGCCCTACTTGCCAAACCCCTAGCTGATCTGCTGCTGAAGGTGGTGAAACCTGTTGTGAAGAAGGTCGTAGCCAAGGTAAATAAGATAAGGGGGAAGAAGGAGAAGATACTTTCTGTTCAGGAACGGATTCTTTCCCAGAGAGATCGGAATCGGGCTTTAATGGAACTTCGGAAAGCTCTGAAGAAGTAGAAGTATTAGGATTAGTCCACTGTGGTTGTGGTATCTGATGTTCATGTGGGATTATCTTTCCACCAGGACTTGTTACAACTACATCAGCACATACACTAAAGTATGGTGATTTGGGGTGGAACATTATACCCTCTTTTTTAAGTTCACCACAATTTTTAAGACGAGCAATCTCAAAGTCTAATCTTTTATTAGCAACTACTTGAGCAGCCAAATCGTTTTGATTTTGTGCAGCCTCATGACATTGCCTTACTAATTTTCTATTTAATGGTATTGAAAGTGTAGCAGATAATCCAGCATTAAAGGATTGGTTTGCTCTCATGTCTGTGCGAACTGGTTTATACCATGATGGTGTCATCTCTCCACCACTATCAACTACATCAGGAACACCATTAGCACTGTCTATATCTTGAATGATGGAGATGTCTGATCCATCAGGGAACCATCTCTGTGTAGATCCAATAGTATTACCATCTGTTCCATCAGAGATGTATGTTCTATCATCATACCAAGTTTCCCAAGGGTAGTTTTTGACGGTAACATATGTTGGAACCATCTTACCACTTGTATCTGTTGTATTATATTGTGGTTCGTTATAAAAATCTTCCCAAGGATGTTTTCTACTATCTGCAAACTGCACATAGGGTGTAAGGTTAAATGTACTACCTTGACACTGTACACCACCACCGTAGGTGTTAGTTATGTATGGACCTTGTAAAACCTGTATAGCTTGGTTAGTTACCGAGCCAGATGAGTTGGCGATTGGATTAGCAGTAGCAGATACACCACCAACACCCTGTGCTAATGCGACATTAGGTGTTAAAAGACTACCTAAAGTTGCTATTGAGTAAAGGTACTTGTGGTATCTGTTATGCTTTGTATACTTGTTACTCTTTGAATTATTGTTTGATTTGTCATTCCTGGTCCAGAATACGTCTGGGTAAATTGAAAGGCTCCTCCAGGTTCTGCTATTGTAAAGTCGTTTTGTGCCGAGAAGTTTAATGCATCGAACGAAGAAGTTACTGCTGCTGCAGTTGCTCCTGTTTCGTCTGTTCCCACGGTTGGTGCGACTTGTACTGTCGTTGTTGTCACATTGGGGTTTAAAGCCGCTCCATTGTTCTCCACGCCTACCCCAGTCACGCTGTATTCCCATCCTGTTCTATAGTCAATTGAATTAATAGTCTCCGTAACTGTGCTTTCAGTTTCGGTATGGCTCGTCATTGAGCCTTGTTGAAAATTTGGGACCACGGGCACTGCTCTTGCAACACCCGTACTACCTAATGTCAACACTAATATAGTTATAAGCCTTTTCATAAGCTAGTTTCCTAGTTGATTGAAAGCTCAGTTACAAACTGTCCAGTAGCTACTGTGCCAGCCCCACCAGCCGTTACGGTCAAAGCACCTTGCGAAGTTACAGTACCAGCCAAGGATCCAGCAGATCCAGCTGCAGTAGACAATTGATCACCGTATGCCGAAACATCACCGATGTCTGGTCCAGTTGTATCAATCGCATCAGCTTGAGTAAATGCCTGAGTGAAACTGAAAGATTCACCTGGATCATCCTGAACTGCAGCTATAGTTCCAGGATTATATACACCTGAAGTTATAGTTCCAGCACTAATTGTGTTAGCTGTCGTTCCATCAGTTGTATCCACGTTATTACCAGTGATACTAAATGAAGAACCAATTCTCTGCATCTGTGTTGCAGCAGCATTGACTTGAAGTTGAACACTAGAAGTCATTCTGGATGTCATATCAGCCTTAGCTGCTGGTGCTACCACAGCACCTGTCATCAATAACATTACAATAGGTAAAAACCTTTTCATACCTTTTGAGATAATATACCTATGTTATATATGCAAGTTGTAACATAAAGTAAAGGTTAAGAAGTATCATAAGGCACGTGTTGACAAAAAAACGGTTCTGCACTATACTATTTTTGTTGAATCGACGGGTTCAACGGGGAGTGACTGAATAAACTTTCTGGCATATAGCTGGTTAAGGTGACGAGACACAGGTGGTGCTGCTATCGGTAACGGTAGAATCGACTTACCAGTCGGGTCTCAGGCAAGGACGTAAAATTTACTACTGTAGTAATGCCCGTTCTTTGTTGGTAATACAGAAACCCAACCTCCCACCCCACTACTTTCCCGATTAGTTCAGTTGGTAGAACGGGTGACTGTTAATCACTATGTCGCTGGTTCGAGTCCAGCATCGGGAGTTTCATATATAATGGAAACTAATTTAAGACTATGAAGATTTTTCTGGATACTGCAGATACTGAAGCAATTAAAAAAGGATATGAAACAGGATTGGTAGATGGTATTACTACTAATCCTTCTTTGATTATGAAGAGTGGTAGGAATCCTGAAGATGTATATCAGGAGTTGATTGATTTAGGTATACCTGATATCAGTATGGAAGTTGTAGGTAATAGAGAGCAGATGCTCTGGGAGGGTCGTAGACTTGCTAATAAGTTTGATAAAGAAGCAACTATCAAAGTTCCATGCACACCAGACGGATTGTATGTGTGTAGGCAGTTATCAAGATCATTAGTTAAAGTAAACGTAACACTTATATTCTCACCATCACAAGCAATACTTGCTGCTAAAGCAGGTGCTACATATGTTTCACCATTTGTAGGAAGAGTTGATGATAACTCATATGGTGGTTTATGTCTTATCAAAGATATTGCTAACGTATATGCAAAACAGAATTGGAAGAGTACTGAGATATTAGCTGCTTCTATTAGAAATGTAAGAGACGTTGGTAGAGCATTTGAATATGGTGCTAACATCTGTACTATACCAACAGGAGTATTTGATAAGATGTATAAGCACGTATTAACTGATGCTGGTTTAGCACAGTTTGATAAAGATTGGAAAGAAGTTCAGTCTCATATCCATGTCTAAAATTGATACCCAAGGACTGAGTGGTCCTACTATTCCTGGTTGTAAGGATAACATATATCCTCATGATGAAAATGGAAATCCAATTCTTCCTCGTGCGACCATTACACCTCGTAGAGTTCATACCTCTGAGATAGTTAAAGAACTAAAGATACTTATTAATGAAGTATTGGATGAAAGGGAACATAAGAGGAGAATGGCAGGAGCATATGATAATGTAGAACCTTTACCTCCATCATATTTCGATACTGAGCATTTTCAGCATCTTGTTGGTGAAGAGGAACCACCTTATAAAGATTGGAGTCAATGAGTAAAACTCATAATTACAAGAACCCTTCTAAGAAACAAGATCTTGGACATGTAGAGGCACAAGTCACTAAGGGTAAAAAGTATTATGATGAGCAAGGGTGGGAGACCACCCCACCCATTTCTGATAGAGAATGTATCTATCGGTGTCTAGAGAACTGTATCAATCTTGCTGGACTTGATAAGAAACAAGTCATGAGATTATCAGAAGAGTTTAAGACTAAGAAAACTGAATTTGTACGTAATGAGGAGTATCCAGTATTATGAGACTCGGTGTTATGTGTTCTGGTAACGGAACCAACTTTCAAAACATAGTTACAAATCCTGTCTGCAATACGAATGAAGTTGTGATAATGATACACAACACTAAACAATGTGGTGCTATTGCAAGAGCAGGAAAATTTGGAATACCTCATGTAAGAGTTCCACATAAAGATGAAGATAAAATGATAGAACTCTTTAAGGCATGGAATGTGGATCTTATAGTTCTTGCTGGATATATGAGAGTGATTAAAAATCCTTCTGCTTTCCCTGCTCCTATTATTAATATTCATCCTTCATTACTTCCTAAGTATAAGGGTCTACATGCTATCGAACAAGCATTAGATAGTGGTGATGAGGTTACTGGAGTTAGTGTACATTATGTGAATGAACAGTTGGATGGTGGGGAGGTAATACTTCAACAAGAAGTTCCTATTCTACCTGATGATGATCTTGAATCATTGACAAAAGCAATTCAAAGAGTAGAATATGGTATACTACCAGCAGCAATAGAATATGTTAAAGAGAAGTTGCAGCAACAAAATAATTGACATTTGTTGTCGTATTATATCCACTGATGGTGAAGTAACACTAGAGGAAAGGATATGGATGCATAAATTATGCGAAGAAAATCAAGAAGCCGAGGAATTGGCAGGTAACATTCTAGAATGGAAAATGCTTTTTTAAAATGAGAACACAAAACAAAGAAAATTATTATTATGTTTTTTGGGTGGTAGCAATGATTGCTTTTATAGCACCTCAAGTATTAACAGCAGTTGCATATCATAAAATTGCTGA